TTAACATCCCTAGGAATTTTTCTATACATGCTGTAGTACTATAATTCGCTTTGTATCTCACGCTATTTACTTTTAAATCGCTTGATGAGTAAGACCAGCTTTATCCGCAGGCTTCAGATTCCGTATAGTTTTAGTATAGGTTATTTCCGTTTTATTATAAGCATTATAGTTGAATTCATGGTTTTATATGACAATATGAAAGTATATACCACCAATTTTTAGTCTTTTAATTTACATCTGGACCTTATTAGACTTTAATTCTTTTTTATATCGACGTACCCTCTCGAGGTATACTTTAGAATAGACTTTGTACACCTTATCGTACTAAGAATGATAACCTCAAGTTATTAGTGTGCTCGCACTTAAAATATTGGATGGAATTCGACACTCCTATCCTGGGCACTATCAACTCCCGCCGTAAGAGCTCAAGTCCTGACCTCTGAATACTTGGAATGGCAAAGGAACATAATACATCATGAAATTTAGTTGTAGTTGGATTCGCGCCAACCATGATCTCTTTTGTGCAGTACCTCCCAGACCTTGATCTTGGTTAAAGACGACATTTAATGGGCCCGTAGGGAGAACCATACATTATGTACGCTTCTCTTTATAAAAACTCAACCCCTTTATCCTTTGATTTTGTTGGACAAACCCGTCCCCAATATCACCACAGACATGGTAAAGTTACACGGAAGAATATTGATAGTAGAAATGCTAAGGCACTATCTAAAGTTTCATCATGCAACCATATGATAAACTTTATTCGTAGTTCTATGAACCCTGAAACACTACCAGTGTCTGCTCTTGAAGAGTTGAAGATCTCTCTCAAGAAGAATAAGTTAAGTTCTGCCAATCGCAGATATATTCGTAAGACCATTGCCCCTCTTTTGCGCAGTTATTTTAAGCAACAGAACATCAATAATAATTTACACTTAGAATTACCTTGTTTTTCCCTTGACGATACAGATTTTGATTATTTCATAGATCCACCAAAAATTTTGCGAAATAATGGTTTCATTTATGACAACCCTCGCTTTGATATGATGCATACTCTTGTATCCAATCATGTTTCCCCTCAGGAAATACGATATTCAACAACTAAAGACGATCTTCCCCCTTACTATTACCCCGGTAATTTTGAGGATATTCCCTTTATGAGAAAGTGGGATAAGCAAATTTATAATAAGAAAGATTGTCAAGTTAATTGCCGAGATATTTATGAACAGTTTAAAGCAGATTGCTTGGAACCCTTCGTTATATTATTTGACACTACACCGGAGCGCTGGTACATCTATGTGTACCGTAATCATGAACAAATTTACACCTTTTCCCATTTCGACAACAGGTATGGTGATCAAATTTTTGTAGATTATGACCGCTCTATTTTCCCTGATACCCTCTTAGCAGAAGGTGCCATGGACGAAATTTCATCATTCATCTCGAATTTGACTGGAACATTCTCATTTTTAGGCGAACCCACTTCTAGGTCCGCTAATCAGACGTTTATTCAAAGAATGAACACTATTATGTCCCCCATGGCTGAGTTAACTACAGCCCTACAAGCACCTCATGACTTTAGTATGGTGGACAGACTAGCCAAAATAGGAGCCATAATAGGCATTTTTATTCGTAGCCCTAAAAAATGGCAGGATTTTATATTAATATTTACTATTATATGTGCAGATCTTGGTATTCTTTCCAAAGTTGTATCCACAGCTTTTAATTATGCTTCCCGCATGGGGAGTCTAGTTACTACCCGAATTATTGCTCAAGGTATGACTGATGACGACACCGACGAAGACTCTACACGCAGTATGGTTTTCACTTGTTTTCATTCAGTACTGCCGTGTCTTTTTGATCCAACAGCTGACGCACCGAGTTTTAGTTCCGTTACGACGTCAGTAAATAAATCACTCGCCAATTTTGGTCGTGCTAACACTGGTTTCCGGGCCATTTCAGAATGGGTATCTTACTTTTATGCTTTAATTGAAGATGCTTATTATTGGAATGTTCATGGAATGTCAGCAAAGACCGCTAAACTGAGAGAGCGCTTTCCAGGCTTTGAAAAATACGCCTTTATGGTTCAAATTTTACCTGAGATAACTCAAGCTGACGTTCAAGCATCCACTTATATTCAGCACGAAATAATTAACGCTTACACAGCAGGTCAACAAATGCTTGGCGACATTAAAGCTGCTGAATCTGATCCTACTCTCGTTAGATACCTCACAACACACCAGCGCACACTTTCAAAGTACCACGAGCAAGCTCTCATAGCTACGCAAACAGGTGGTACCCGAGAAGCTCCAGTAACCATTTATTTGTATGGAAATCCTGGTACTGGTAAGTCCGTTTTGACTGATCTATTGACATCAGAGCTATATCGTGATGTTATTGTTCCTATCGAACCAAATTACCCACCTAAACTTCTCCGTTATTCTCGAAATGTCGGGCAAGCGCATTGGGATAATTATAAGGGGCAATATTTTTGCATATATGATGATTTTGGCCAGAAGAAAGACAGTGAGGCTAGTCCTAATGAAGAACTTTACGAAATTATTCAAGCCTGCAATACTGCTGAATATGCACTGCCTATGGCATCATTAGATAACAAAGGTAAGGCATATTTCAAGAGTAAGGTCATAATAGCTTCATCCAACTCACAGGTTCCACCAGTTATATCCTTAAATTCAGCTTCCGCTGTTTATCGTCGCTTTAACCTAGCTTTTGAAGTCACCGTTGATGAAGATTTTGGAAGCGAGAGAGAATTGGCGGTTGGAGAAAATAGAGCCAGAAGAGGCCCTATATCAAAGACCCCAGTCACGACTTATATCAGGTTAGATAAGAATAAGACTGGAGATAAAATGTTAGCCAAAGCCCCCTACCGTATCAGACAGTATGATATGGAGACAGGTCGTATTATCGGTGGATACATGAATTATAATCAGTTTTACACCATGATTCAAACTGAAATCGACAACCACACCAATTTAAATGAAAAGCGAGAGCGCGAAATGGCTGCCCTTATGGGTATTACTTACGAAGAAAAGACATCCACTATTTCTGAAGTCGAAGCTAAGATCAAGGCCCACAATAATCCAGTTAAGGTGATTGAGGAACTTCCCGTACCCCCACCACATATTAAAAGTGAAGGTAAGAAAGATACGGGTATTCGTTGCGAGCCCTGTGGCAAAAAGGGTTTTATTACCCAGGCTGACAAATATGAGCATTGGAACACCTGTTCGCAGAATCCTGAATATGCTATAAAGCAAACAGCAAAATATAACCGGCCATCTACTGGCTTTCGCCGCCGCCATATGCAAGATATAGTTACGACTGAAACTGTCATTAAACAATCAGCTCAACCGTTACCACCTGGTGTGGTAAATGAAGAGTGTGTGGTGCCCACTATGGTAACCAGCGCCCCACAGCCCGAAAAACCAAAATTGACAATTAAACCGCCTACACAACCGTTGCCCCCTAATGTAGTACATGAAGAGTGTGTAGTACCCAAACGTACGAACACAGAAATCACTGTACCCAAGGCTGAGCAACCTTTGCCATCCGGTCTAGTTTATGAACAGTGTGTTGTTCCGACTACATTTAATTGTGACGCTTGTCATAAGAAATTCAAATCACGCTCTGCTAAATATCAACATATGGACATGTGTATGCGAATGCCAGGAAAACTGGTGGCTGAAGGTGCAGATGATTGGTATGATACTGAGCATGAAACCTCAGTAACCGGCACCATCCGTACGTTAAGTGAGGAGCTTATGTCGGTGCGTGAGGATTCAGTTAAATTTATGAGTGACGCCACTTTTGAAGATCCAAATTCGTTTATAACAACTAACGGCATTGCAAATCGTTTAAAAGCGCGGTACCAGACAACTCAGGCTAATTTGACAAAGTATTTTGGAGAACGCTGGGGTGTGCTTAAAAACGCTGCTCAGCTTGGACTTTTTGCCTTGGTGATGGGAGCCATCTTCTATTACACCTATAAGAAGTCTGATGAAGTTAAAGACATTGTAAAGACTCAAACGCAAAATTTTAGGACTTACTTATCTGAGTTGCCCACATTATCCGATTCTTTCAATAGGCTTCGACACACCTTAGGGTTTCCCCTCAGTGTGGACAGAATTTGTGCACACGTTAGAGAATATGATGGTATTTTGGATTATGTTTCTAGTTTTTGCCAAGTAGAATGTGAACATTGCGATGCTTTACTGGCAGAACTACCTGTGGACGATACTCCTCTCACTAACCCAGTTAATATTGTTGATGAAATGTTAAGTAGAGCCGATATACTCATTGCGGCTGAAATTGATACAAATCCTTTTGTACACACTTTATTACCATCCAAGGAGACTACCGCTAGTACTCATGCTCACGAAAAAATTAGAATAGCTGAATCCTCCTCTAGGATTTGCGTGTCAGATAAACTCGCACTACATAATTCCATTTTAATGAAGAGTGGCGGGTGCAGAGTAAACGCCCTATTTGTCATGGGACGTATTGTTCTTGTTCCCCATCATCTACCGCACCCTAAGTGCTCTGATGATTGTTTTCATACCACTGGAGAATCTACTTTTGAAATCTTACAGCCCATGGCTAAGAATAGGGACGATACCCTAACTGTGAGGTGGGACGATTGCAAGATCCACCAAATGGAACACTTAGATGGATCCTGTGTAGATTTGATGTTAGTATCTTTACCAACAGATGTTCCATCCCGCCCTACCGTTGTGAAGCATTTTGTGGGAGCTGAGGAAATGGCTAAAGCCACCCGTTACTCCACCACTATTACTTCTCAGCGATTGGATGGTGATGCGCCTTACATTCATTCGCAGACAACGAATGCTAAAGTTAATTTTACAGAGTTGAATTACACCACTGATGACTTAACACAACCTCTGATAGTTTATGATCACCTCTCTTATAAGGGCACCAATACTGGCCCGGGAGATTGTGGTTCTACTGTATGGAGTGATTCAAATTGTGTGGGACATATTATCGGTATGCATGTAGCTGGGTCAGCCGACACGACTACCCAGCGATCCAATCATGGTTATGCTGCCATAATAACCCGCGAATTTTTGTGTAGGAATATTTTAGAATTGCGAGCCAATGACGATGCTTTAATAGTCTTAGACTTCACCCCTCCTCTTGCGGAGGCTACCAAAACATCCCAAGTTTATGAAAGATATGATGAACCAATTAAGGTCACGAAAATAGCTGAATTGTATAGTAACCCTCAATTGAAGGCACCCCGCCGCAGAATAGCCCAGGGCAAGAAGAAAACACTAGAGAAAAATATAGCAGAAAATGGCAAGGATAGAATACAAACAATGACATTCGACCCAATCACGGCTTATGAGATGAATGGCATGGATGGCGACATTCAACAAGTTGGTTACTTTGATAGAATGCCTGCGCAACCCACAAAAACAGTGCTCACTCCAAGCATCCTAC